TGCGTTATTAGGAATACTGTTACCAGAGGTAAAGTAATCGTGATAACCTCGTCCAGAAAAGAAACCTATTGTTGCGTCAGAGGAACTTGTTCCACTACCTGCCCACAATAACTCTACTCCAGACTTACCATTAGTGGTATTGATTGCCCACCAAATTTTTGCTACTACTCTATTAGCGTCTTCGGTCATGAAAGTCAAGGTACTAGCGTCCATCTTTGTCACTAGCGTTTCACCTGATCCATCACTTATATTTGTAAATTTCATCACGGTCTTTGTACCAGATGTATCTACTATCGTTTGACTTGTTACCACATCAGCCATTAGTTGTTTCTCCTAAATTCTGTCACTAACAAATAACTTTCTACATTTGAGTCAGTTGTTAATAATATTTGTTTATCGTTACCAAACTTTAATTGATCGGGTCGTAATCCATACTTACCCTTACCAGTCAAAGTCAAATCGTTTTCTTCACTAGAGGCACTTAAAGTTAATGTGCCTGTACCCTCTATCAAATAAAAACATTCTATCAAACTCACTAGTGATTTATTATTACCACTCACAAGTTTTTCAGCGTCAACTACTATCTGGTCGATCTCACTTCCAATACCTTTTGACTTAACAATGTATTTAGAAGTGCTATCCACAACCTTTGTATTCGCAATCGTCATAAGAAAAACCTATGCAGTAAATGATTCGTCTTTTCTTAATTCGATAATAACACTACCAGAAGTTCCTAATGCAGTCAACTCTAAATCGCCTGAAGTTGCACCAGTATTTGTAGCGTTATTTGTAATTTTACCAGCAGTACCATCATAGTGACCTGTACCTGCAAGTTGAATTGCGATAGTATCAGATGAAGCACCTTTAAATTGTATCTGTACATGACCTGTATTATCATCAGCAGTACCTTGTACTAAAGACCACCATATTCTAGTAATGTCTAATTTTGCACCGTTAGCATGTCCAGATAATCCACTTGCGTCTAGTATGTTTGAGTTAGCAGTAGTGTTATCATCCATGTTTACTAGTATAGTAACCTTACCACCCGAGGCACCACCAGAAGCTTCTACTACTGTGTCCCTTAATGTTCTTGTTGCAATTGCCATTTTTTATTTCCTTTAACTTAATATTTCATTGTCAAAGTAATCTTCTATAGCAGACACTTTAACGTTTCTTTTTTTTGCTACTTGTTTGATAATACCATCAACTTTACTTATGATCTCACCTTTGGTATTACCTAACAAAGTAAATACATCTTTGACCGCCTGTTTTTCTGCAGGAGATAATTTCTTAAACTCCGCAGTTTCTTTAGGACTGTCTTCCTTCAACTCTACTAGAGATGATTTAAACTTCTGGAACGACAGCTGGTTCATCAACTTCTCCACCTTGATCTATCTCAACAGCAGGTTCTTCCACAGGCGATTCTTGTCCTGGTGTAACAACACTACTTGCACCAGCGTCTAATCCACTAGCGTCTTTTATTGCTTCTTGATCTTGAGCACTATTTAACCAGTCAGTAGCAACTGATTGTCTTTTATCATCAAGCGCTTGACCAATTTTGTCAGACAGAGCATTCTTAAATGCGTCTTGAGCTTTAACATTGTCGCCACTTGTAAGTGAATCGACCATATCTTTTACATTATCATTTGGCATAATTATTCATCTCCTATATTTATATCAGCACCACCATCATCTCCGTTCATGTCTTGACCTTCAGGAGAGGCGATAATACCTTGTTTAATTTCATCAGCAATCTGATTATCAATCTCAATTATATCTTCGTCACTTTGTCTTAATACTTTCTTTCTTATGTAGTCAACTGAATAGTATTTTCCCACATAAGGACTTACTTCTTGTGCAAGACTTAATCTTTCTCTCATAATCTCCGCCTCTTTTAACTCGGCAAAGTATCCATCTTTTAGATAATCATACTGAATATGACTATTGATTTTCTGCCAGTCTTCGATAGTTATGATACCTTTTAAAACTAATTGTGTTTTAAGCACATCGCCAAAGACTTGCGTAAATCTTTTTCTTAATCTCTGAATGAATTTAGTAAACTTCAATTCATCTCTAGTAATCTCAGCAGCCTTACCAAGATTAAAACCTTGTTCAGATTCCATTCTACTGATCGGCACATTTAATGCCTTATAGAGTTTCTTCTGAAAGTATTGAACGTCTGTAATCTCACCTAGATTTTGTCCACCAGGTAATGTAGATACCTCTGTTCCTTTTGCACCCTCTCTACGAGGTAGCCAAAAGTCTTCAAGCATTGACATATGTTTTCTGTCATCTCTTATCTCACCAGTAGAAGCGTCATATACAAGTTTGTTTCTGTATCTTGACATCACATCTCTTAAATATGATTCTGCCTTTACCTTCGGTAAGTTTCCTACATCAACATAGAATACTCGTCTTTCTGGTGCTCTTACTATTCTGTAAATAACAACAGCGTCCTCAATCATTCTTAACTGATTAGTAGGTTTAATTGCCTTATGCAAGTGACCCATAACCATATTTCTAGTTTGATCTACAACACCAGAAGTGACATAGGTAATTGAATCAGTAGCGATCTTTAAACCAGCATTTGAATTTGCTGAAGACATTCCTTTTTCATTATATACAAACCATTCTGCCGTTTGTTCTATAACTTCAATACCCTTGCCTTTATTATCTCTCTTTTTAGTTATCTCACGAACTTTTTTTATCTTTCTAGGATCAATATATCTTATCTCTGATATACCTTTTCTAGGACTATTAGGGTCGATTACCTTGTGGAAATATATTCTTCCGTCAATGTACCATCTTTTAAAGATATCGAAACCTTTTTCGTCAAAATTTAATAGTCGTAAGACCTCATCAAATTCTGCTCTAATTTTTGTTTTAATATTTTCTGAAATAGCAAGTTTGTCTAACGATAAAGAAACGGCTTGATCTCTCTCATTAGATACGATAACCTCATTGATTATGTCTTCTATCGCTGTATCACATTCAGGATGTTGTGCGATCTCACGATATCTCTTAATTAAATCAAAGTCGTTCTTGGCAGTAACCTCCATATCCAAGTATTGGCCAAAGTAACCACCAGCAGATATAGTTGTTGTGCCGTCGTCTGGAGAAGGTATAGTAAACGCCTGTTTGGCATTTGCCGGCTTCTCCAGATCGTCATCTTTTCTTGTTATCTCGAACCCAAGTAGTTTTACCATATTATAATTTTCCTTTTCGATTTAACTTATTAAGTATATTATGTAGTCGTATCTGTTTCAAAGTATTGGAATTGGAACGTGACACCGAATTCTTCGATAGCGTCATTAGTTCCGTAGTTTAAAGCAATACTATCTAAAGCGATTGGAAACAGTCCTCTGTAAGTGTATGATTTTAACGTACTACCATTTCTATCTAAATGGTCAACAAAAGCGTCAACTTGATAATCAGCTGGATTAGCGATACCTTCGTTGTCAGTCATGTTGTTTATACCGTTCATCCATCTTTCAAATGCTCTGTATAATTTAAAGTCAGTATCATTTAAAACTGTAATTGTCCAAGGTTCGAAAGTTCGATCCCCAGCTATTTGCAGTTTTCTGCCTCTAAAATCAATCGGAACATTTGCTACACTCTGTCCAGGTATAGCAGTTGCTTTACATAAGAAAGCAAGATCAGATGTTTCACCACCTACAGCAGCGTAACCAGGAAAAGGTAAAGTTACCTTAAACTGATTGGCTCGTGCTCCACCGCCTCTTAAACGAGATTTGAATTCATTTATATTTGGCATTTTATTTTATCTCCTCTCTATTAAGATCCTGCGACTTCAGAAAAGGCAACGCCTGTTCTTGTAGCCACAAAGTTAAGTTGAATAAAATTAATAGAACGAGCAGGTTTGACAAAGATGTCAGCCCTAAATTCGTTTCTATCAATAACGTCTCCAGTGTTGTTTGAGTCGTCACAAACTACTGAAAAGTCAGTAAGACCTCTTCTACCTTGTACATCTCTTAGGAAAGGTTCTACTAGATTTCTAAATTGTGCTCTAGTGAATTCATCATTGAATTCAAATAGTTGAAATTTAGCAGCAGTAGAAATCGCCTTCTCTAATACGATAAACAGTCTTCTAACATTTATTCTGTCAAAAGCACTAGGTTTAGATTGAGCAGTCTTATCACCAAACAATACAGTACCTTGTCCAGGAAATGAAGCAACAGGATTTACTCTTGCCTTGTATAGTTCATCTCTCTGAGCCTGATTTGGATTGAATGCTAATTTAACAGCGCCTCTAATCTGACCTCTATTGAATCCACCTGGTGAGAACCAAGCGTCTGCAATACTGTCAGTTCTAGCACAAAGACCAGCAATATCTCCGTTCAAAGGAACGAATCTATAAACGTCATTGTATCTGTCGTACATATATTTGTAACCACTATCAATCACAGCATAACTTGAAGATGGTAAACCATCAGCAAATCCTACTACGTTTTGAGTTTGTGTAACTGCGTTTGCAACACCAACTACGTCTGCTCTTGCAGGCGATATGAAAGCAACACAATCTTTTCTGTCATTAGCGATATCGATAACGGCAGTTGCTTTTGTGTCTCCAGTTGCGTCAGCACTTGTTTGAGAAGGTCCACATAATAGTAAACTTAAATCAACATTTTCTTTGTCATTAAATTTCTCGTATGCAGTAGCGATCTCAGCGTTTGTAGCAACAAAGTCATCTGTTCCACCAGAAAGTGAAGTATTAGATACTACGAAAGCGTCACCAACAGTATTATCAAAAGTTGTTCCTACCTTAGTAAGACCATCTGATAAAGTTGAGATGTGATCTATCCAATAGATATGTTTACTTTCTCTGTAAAGTACATCTGGATAATAGTTTGAGTTGCCAGAAGGATCTTTAGCGTCATGAGCCTGTGAAACACCTTCGAAAGTTTCTAAGATTGTTCCTGCAGTTCCTGTAATTAATCCATCCTCGTCAATAACGGCAATGTGCATTTCGTCTAATGAACCACCAGCAGCAGATACATCACCTGTTGTAGTTGGTGCAGAAGCGAAGTTAAAGTAATATTCCCAATGTCTCAACACTTTAGCGTTATCAACAACAGCATGTCTTAGACCACCAGTTTCAGTTTGACCTGTTCTAGGGTTGAATCTTGCGATTGTTAATAAGTTTGTTGATATTCCAGTTA